TAATAATATAATAAAAAGTAAAATAATTTTAATTTTCAAACATGAGCGGGCCCGAACCCCTACCCCCCCCCCCCCCCAGCCTATAAAAAATTACATAATTTCAAAATTGAAAAAAATAGAGAAAAGAAAAGAGAAAAAAAACTACTTAGTGTACTTTTTATTATATTATTATTAGATATCAATGAGTTAGATAATTTTTCTTCTACTTAAATTAAGTAACCGCTACTTAATTGAAAAATAACCGCTATAAAATTAAAAAAGTATGTTGACAACTATATTTTAATATGAAACAATGAACCCGAATTAAAAGAAAGACAATTTAAACTTAACAAGGGGAAGGAAATGAAAAAATATAAAATGTTTATCCTGGATTATTGTAAAACTGTTTACGTTTATCAGGATAACAAAAATAATGTTTTGCAAACCATGGTTAACCGCGGGTTAATTGCAAGCATTGGGGCCGACGTTAAATGTTTGGACGTTCAGACCGAAATATACAACGCGGAAAAATTTAACACTATCGAGGTTCAGCAATGAAAAGCACGGAAGAAGAGTTAGCCATTATAAATTTATTTTTACGGGATAAAAAACCACGCAAAGACTTAGAGTTAGTTCAAATGTTAAGTCATAACAAACCGTTTAAAGATTTAACTAAACATAAAAGCTATAAAATACGCCAAGAATTAAGAAAATTAGTGCTAATGGATAGGGTTAAAGTAGAAACAAACTCATTACGCCAGAGGTTTTATAGTTTAGTAGACTGGGATAAAGAGTTTAATCAAAGTTTTAAACCTGTTTTATTAACGGTTGATAAGTCGCAACCTATTTTAGTTATGATCGACGCTGATTTAAAAATTAAGTTTTTTAATAAAGCGCGATCGAACGGGGTTACCGCAACCTATGTTTTACGTGAAATGATTAAAAACTATTTAGCGATCGGTGGATTTGAAACCGATCTCGAGATCAAAACAAAACAAACTGAGCTTGTTAAAGCTTTGCAAGCGTTGGGGGTAAAATAAACATATAGGACGTTTTAACAGTTTAGCGCGATAGTTGTAGCGGGTTAGTGATTATCGTTTAATGGTGGTCCGATTTTGGGCGAATTTGATAATGTAAAAGGGGTTTGAAATGATTAAGTTAATATTTATGGCGGCCATGTTGTTAGCGGCCGGTAATGCTGGCGCGTTTTGCGGTTATACGGATCAATATTGTTATCAGGGGGGCAGTTATCAGGGGGATCAGTACACGGCCAGGATGCTACAACAGCAAGCCGAGCAGCAACAACAGCGTGAAATGATGGCGATCCAGCAGGAACGTAACAGGATAATGGAACAAGCCAACCGCATTCAACAATATCCACAATTGTACGTTTTTCCTAATCAACAATACAACTACAACCGAGGCTACAGATAATGAAAGAAGTAATTAACCCGGACGTATTAAACGCACCTTGTTATTTTCCATTAAGAAGGGTTTATGGCGTTAAGATTGGTTATCGTAAGTTTGAATTTAAAACAGATAAAGCGGCGCGTAATTTTCATATAAAATATGCGGAACGCTCCCAGTCAATTCCCAAGAAACATAAAAACGAGGTTTATTGTGCGGATCAGCCGAGAATTGGTTTAACACAACATAAACGTGATATAAAACTTGCAATTGATATGTTATTAGGGCAGCCAAAAAGAAAATATAGAAAAAAATCTCTATAATGATAATTTTAACAAATTATCAAAATTGATCGAGGGGGCAAAATGGCCGGTTTAGGACTGAAAAAGACAGGGGGCGCACCGAAAGCCGCGGCCCGGAAGAAAAACGTAAGAGCGGCACAGACGACCCTCAGAGAAGCAATTTTAGAGTCGTTTGACCGGGTTGGCGGCGTTGAGTATCTTGCGATTCAAGCATATGTTAACCCGGTTGCATATTTGGGGTTATTGAAATCAGTAATCCCGAAAGAAGTAGAACTAAAGGCTGAAAATGTTAACGTGGTTGACGTGTTAGCAGATTTAGCCGAACGTTTGCCAGTATAAAATTTTTAAGGGGATCAAATGGAAAGTAACAAAGAATTAAAGCCTTGCCCGTTTTGTGGGTCCGATAAAATTCACGAAGCGTTTAATTATTATGAATGTTTGGAGTGTTTTACTTATGGACCGAGCGATAATAGCCCGGCCAACAGATTAGGGTTAACCGCTAAAGAGTTATGGAATCTTAGAAGCAATGGTTAAGTTAATCGAGTTCACTTTCAAACCTATCAATTTACATAGTTTAGGGGGTTTTAAGGGTTATGATGACAAAAACGTTAATATTTATAATCGGATGGGTTCTAGTATTGATAACCGCTCCAATATGGGTAACAGCATGGTACAAAGCCGAGCTGGATCACAAGAGAAAATTAAAAACATAATTGATGGACGCGGTTAAATATAAAAAATCGTTGGATCGCTGGTATCCCTTAAAAGATCACGCGATCCAGACCGCTTTAATTAACGACAATATACGCGTTAAAATTGTACCAGCTGGGCGACGTTCAGGAAAAACAGAACGCGCGAAGCGGTACGTTGTGCGGGAATGTATGAGAACGCCAGGGAATTATTTTGTGGCCGCTCCAACCAGGGATCAGGTAAAACGAATTTACTGGAAAGATTTAAAACTTTTATCATTTTCCGATTGTTTCCCGGATCGACCGAGCGAAACCCAGTTAATCATAAAGTTTCCGAATGGATCCCTTTTAAGTCTGATTGGTTTGGATCAACCCCAGCGCATTGAGGGTGTTATTTGGGACGGTGGCATAGTTGACGAAATTGCCGACTGTAAGCCCAACGCATGGCCAGAGAACATAGCCCCCGCTTTAGATACGTTTAACCCGTTACGACCCGATTATCGGCCATGGGTTTGGCTTATTGGGGTCCCGGACGGGTTCGGCCATTATTTAGAGTTAGCCGAATATGCAGACAGCGGGCAAGATCCTACATGGCGGAAATATACGTGGTTTTCTTCCGATATCCTGCCAGCGGACGTTATAGCATCAGCTAAAAAACGTATGAGTGCTAGGCAGTATCAGACAGAATATGAGGCCGCTTTTCTTAATTCAACTGGCCGGATTTACGACGATTATGGGCCAGCAAACTATACGAACGAAACCATACAGCCTTATGAGCCGCTCCTTTGGTATCATGATTTTAATTTTAGTCCAATGTCTAGCGGCGTTGGAGTGCGGCGCGGTGAAACCGTTTACTTGTTGGATGAGATAATTTTACAATCGGCCGTTAGTGAGCAGTCTGCACTTGAGTTCGTTGAAAAGTATAAAGAGCATCAAAATAAAACTGTAACGATTTATGGAGATCCAGCGGGCAAGGTTGGCGAGAAACATGGGCATAGTTCAGATTATACAGCGATAGAAGCCGTGTTACGGTCATACGGTTGGAAGTATCAACGCAAGATTAGAAATTCTACGCGATCCATAAAGGACGGCCAGAACGCAGTACGAGCCAAGATTGCTAACGCAAGCGGCGAAATTAGTTTATATTGCAATAATATCAACGCGCCCTATTCGCATAAATCACTTTTAAATGGAAAATTAAAGAAAGGATCCACGTTTTTAGAAGAAGATGACGAATACCAGCATATAGGGACCGCTATTCGATACATGATAGAGTTCGAGTGGCCGATAGTGCCATATAAACAACCGTTACAACCGCCCCTTAATATACTTACAAATTACAAAAGTTGGTGATCCATGGATAATGAAATCGAGTTAGAAGATTTAGACCTAGAATTGAAGCGAACAAACAAACTAAACGAGGTTTTTAACCGGGCCGTTCGAGCATTTGATAATATTCAGACAGCATGTTATGAGGAGCGCCAACAATGTCTACAGGATCGACGCTTTTGTTGGGTGGCTGGTGCAATGTGGGAAGATTTTTACACCGAACAATTAAGCAATAAGCCCAGGTTAGAAGTTAACAAGGTGCAGCTTGCAGTTACCAGGATTAACAACGAATATCGAGCCAACCGGATCAGTGCGGTATTTAGCCCCGCCGACGGATCCGAGAGCGACGAAACATGTGATAACCTTAATTCACTATACAGAGCGCAACGCAAAGCCAGGGGTACAGAGTTCGGGGATAACGCATTTATGGACAGTATAACCGGGGGTATTGGTGCGTGGCGTTTACGTGCAGAATATGAGGACGAATATGACGAAGATAACGAAGATCAGTTAATAACGTTTGAACCGATATTCGACCCCGAAACATCAGTATATTTTGACTTGAACGCAAAACGCCAGGATAAAGCCGACGCAAAATATTGTTATGTGGTAACGTCCATGGATGCCCAGGAATTTGAAGAAACCCATAAAACGACCCCCGCGGATTGGCCGAAGAATGATAACCGCTTTTTCGATTGGTGCGTGAATGACGTTGTTTATTTGGCCGAATATTATGAGATCGAGGAAACCAGCGAGACTTTAAGGTTTTATTATGGTTTGGCCGGGGATGAAATCAAAGTTACCCCGGAAGAATACAGCGATAAGGACTATTTAAGCGAGCTTGACGCCAAGGGTTACAAGTTAGCCCGGAATCGTAAGATCAAACGCCAGCGCGTTCATAAGTACATCATGAGCGGCGGCGGGATCCTTGAAGATTGCGGTTATATTGCTGGGCGCTATTTGCCAATAATCATAACATACGGGAAGCGCACCTATATCCAGAATATGGAACGGGCAAGCGGTGTTATTCGTATTTGCAAGGATAGCCAGCGGTTGTTAAATGTTCAATCTAGCAAGTTGGCGGAGATCGCAAGCGGATCCAGCATAGAAAAGCCCATATTTACTCCCGAACAGGTATTAGGACATGAAGCGCGATGGGCTAATGATGCTGTTTCAGATTACCCCTATCAGCTTATAAACTTATCGTATGATATTAACGGCCAATTGATACAACCCGGACCCGTAGGGATGACCAAAAGTCCCGATTTACCCCCGGCGTTGGGCGCGTTGTTGCAATTTGCTAACGACGGTTTAAATGATTTAATGGGTAACCAGGATCAGGCCGAACAGGTTAAAAGCAATTTATCAGGATTAGCGGTTGAATTAATCCAGGCGCAAATAAGTGTCCAGACAGCCGGTTATATGTCCAATTTTGCGATAGCTGAAAAATGGGCGGCGCAAGTATGGTTGGAAATGGTTAAAGATTTATATACGCGCGAGGGTAGAAAGTTAAAAGGTGAAAGTGAGGGGGGATCGGCCGAACAGATCGATATTAAAAAACCGATAATAGACGATCAAACGGGGACGGTTACTGCTATAAATGATTTTAGCCAATTGAAAACCATGGATATACAGATCGAGATAGGCGCAAGTAGCGAGTCCAAGCGGGCAGCAACCGAAAAAGGGTTAATAGGTTTAATGGGACAGATCCAGGACCCCGGAACGCAGGGTATTTTATCTAACATGATCCTTGCGAACAGTTCAGGGGAGGGCATGAGCGAATTGCGGCCGTATTTTAGGAAACAATTAATACAACAAGGCGCAATTGAACCGAGCAAAGAGGAATCCGATAAAATGGCCGAGGATGCCAAGAACCAGCAACCGGAACAGCCAAGCCCAACGGATCAAGCTAACGTTGACTTCTTAACAGCCAGTGCAGCAGCCGAGCAAGCAAAAGCGGAAAACCTAAAAGCACAGACGGAAAAAGTTAACAAAGAAGCGGAACAGGTTGAAGCGAACACACAAAAGATTTTGAGCGAGGCCCGGATAAACGAGTTAAAAGCGATCCAGGCAGCGCAACAATTAGACATTAATAAGGCCATGATAATTGATGAGTGGTTAAAGTCACAATTGATAACAGGCGAACCAGCGGGAGAGGTTGAGCAACCCGGCCAGGAAATGAACGAGCCGCAACCGATGCCAATGGATCAGGGTGCAATGATGCAGGAACCGCCCCAATAATAACTTGATTTTAAAATCAGTTAATTTTATATTGTTAACTGATTTTAATTAAACGGGGTTTATCATGAGAGCGTTAGAGGTGTTACATGATGTTTTAAAAATAGTTGTTGGTTTTATTGCGGTATTGGGTACGGTTTTTTTATTGGCCGCTGTTACCATGTCCGGCCACGAAACAACACAAAGTTTTTTTTTATTAATTTAACAAGGGTTTAAAATGGACGTTTTAGAAAATGATTTAGATAACGATATTGAGGACGTTGAACTTGACGACCAATTAGACGGCGCGGGCGATCCAGACGACGGCGCGGAGTTTGAAATATCAATCGGTAACGATGACGAGTTAACCGACGAGGAAAAAGCAGAAAAAGAGCTTGACGCATTACCGCCTATAAAAGAATTTAGAAAAGCTTTTAAAGAGACGCAACGCAAAAACCGGGAACTTGCGGCAGAGTTGGAAGCCTTGCGCCAACCGATAACGAACCAGCACGCCCCGGACGTTATCGAAAAGCCGACATTGGAAAGTTGCGGGTATGATACCGAAGCCCATGAGGCGGCGTTGGTAAATTGGGTTATACATCAACAAACGGTTACCCAACAGCTTCAGCAAGAGCAACAGCGGGTTATCGATGCACAAAAAGGTTGGGCTGGGTTAGTAGATTCTTACAAGGGGCAAAAGGCCGCGTTAAAAGTTAAAGATTTTGACGATGCCGAAGCGGAATTAATAAGCGTTATTGATCCCGAACGGCAGGGGATTATTTTAAAATTTGCCAAGGAGCCCGCGAAACTAATTTATGCGTTGGGTAAGAATAAATCAAAATTGGAAGCGTTGGCGAAGATAACTGACCCGATTCAGTTCGCATTACAAATGAATGAAATTGAAAGGAGCATTACAGTGACGAAAAGAACAGCCCCCGAACCCGAGCGGCGTTTGAACTTGGGGACCGGATCAGGCGCGGCGGTTATAAGTGGTAAAACCGACGTGAAACTTGAACGTTTACGAACCGAAGCGCAAAAAACAGGAGATTTTACAAAAGTAGCCGCTTATAAGAGAGGGTTGCAAAAATGAGCGAACTAGAAAAAAAACCAACCCCAAATGATGTTTTAAGAGCAGCTATGGGGCGACTGGATGATGTTCTGATTATTGGTTTTAAAAAAGGTGAAGCCAGGGATTTTTATTATGCAGGATCCACAGGTAATAAAGCGACCCTTTTATATTTACTTGAATCATTTAAACATAACTTATTAGCTGGGGCATTTGACGGGTAACAATAGATCATTGCCAAAGTAAAAACATAAATCTATAATTGAACAAAAGGCAACCGGTAGCCGTTAAAAAACCGCGAACAAAGCCCCCCGCACAAGGCCCTTATAAAATGGCGAGATTAGAAAGGTATAACTTTTAATCAATCCATTTTATAGGAGCGCCAACAATGGCCACGAATAACTTAAATAAACAAATAACGATCCAGTTTGAAAACTTACTGGAATCATTCGACGATCAATTAGTAATGTCTAAAAACGTTGAAAAGTTCAACGCATCAGGCGAAAGTTTCCAACGATCAAGTGATACCATTTGGCGAACGATCCCAATGATCGCTACAAGTCAGAACGGTATTGATGCCACGTCCGCATTTTCAGCAGCCAGCGCCACACAATTGGCCGTTCCCGCGTCAATTGGTTTTCAAAAAAACTCAGTGTTTAACCTTAATGGGTTAGAACTCCGCGACGCGTTAACCCGCGGCAGCCTGCTAAAAGCGGCAAAGCAAAAACTAGCATCAGACATTAACGTCGCAGTTTCTAACGCGGCCGCGTTGCAAGGTACAATCACGATTAAGCGAACCACGGCGTCAGTCGGTTATGATGATTGGGGGCTGGCAAGTGCAGCAATGGATGAACGCGGCGTATCGATGTTTGAACGTAAAGCAGCGTTAACGCCACGTGATTACAACGCGGCAGCGGGTAACCTGGCATCACGTCAGACAATTAATGATTTGCCCCGTACAGCATACGAAAAAGCGCGTATCAATGCTGATATTGCCGGTTTTGAAATGTTTAAACTTGATTATGGTTACAGACAAGCGGCCGCGGCCGGTGTTACTGTTACTTTAACAAGTGCGGGCCAATATTACACCCCGGCAGCTACTACAACCCAGTCCGACGGATCAGTTACCCCGAAAGAAAACAGGTATCAGGTGATCCCGATTACTGTAACCAGTGGCACGGTTGCGGTTGGTGATCGTTTTCAATTTGCCGCCAACGTTTGTAACTCGGTTCATCAAATTACAAAAGTAGATACCGGCCAGCCGATGACGTTCGTTATTAACCGGATCGTAACAGGTGCAGGTGGCACAGGTACGGTTGAAATAAGCCCGCCTATCATAAGCGGCACAGGTGGAACCCCGGCAGAACTGCAATATAAGAACGTGACAGCTACACCCGGCGCGGGTGCAGCTATTACATTTTTAAATACTGTAGCAGCCCCGGTTAACCCGTTCTGGCAAAAACAAGCCATCGAAATTATCCCATGTAAATATGAGATCCCAACCGATGCGGGCGTTAATGTAATGACAGGTACGACCGAGAGCGGTATCACATTAACAATGTCTTACTTTTTAGACATTAACACTTTGACATTAAAAGGCCGGGTCGATACGTTGTTCGGCGTAGTGGTTAACCAACCGCAACAATGCGGCGTTATGCTTTTCAATCAAACTTAATTTTTATAGAGTTTCATTTTCCCATGGATGGGAACCCCCTTAATTTTCAGGAGTGCAGTAAAATGGCAAAATCACAACCAGTCACCAAGCCGGGTATAATTATTATGATCGGAAAAAAGGCCCCCGCAAAAATGCCAAAGGGTAAAGCCCCCGGCAAGAAAAAGGGGTGTTAAAATGTTTGTTTACAGATATCCAGGCGATCAGATTGAATATCTGGAGGGTAAAACCTACGATATTAAGAACGTTGACGACGGCGACGAATTAACCGACGCATTAGTTAACGGTTGGGCATTATCCCCCGATGAAGCCGAAGCGTTAACCGCCCCGCCAGTAAAAACAACCAATAAAACAAAAGCAGAGGTTTAACCAATGTCAGATAATAGCGGTTTAAATAGTGGATGGACAAAACTTGACATTATAACGGCCGCTTTTAATGAGATCGGTTTTGCTAATTATTTATATGATATTGACCCGGCGCAATTAAGCCGGGTTTTATTGCAGCTTGATGGATTAATGGGTACATGGGCGGCTATGGGCGTTAATATTGGTTATCCATTACCAACCGGGCAGATCGGTTCAGATATCAACCAGCTTTCTAATTTACCAGCTGCAGCGGTTGAAGCCGCTTACATGAATCTAGCGAAAAGGATCGCCCCGTCGTTTGGTAAAACATTAACCCCTGATTCAATAAGCAACGCCAGGGAATCGTTCACGGCGATGCTTTTAAACTTGAGTGTTATCCCCGATAAACAATACCCCGGAACGCTATTGACAGGGGCAGGAAATAAGCCGTTAAGCCGCGTTTTTAATTCGGGCAATGATTCAACAACCCCAACCGAGATAATTTAATATGAGCCAATTTTTAAACGGTAGCCGTTTGCCTGTTACCCAGTCAGTTGGGGCCGGCGATTTGGTCCCGGTGTTTGTTCAAAATTCAGGGTTAACCATGGCGGCGGCATTTTCGACAATTGCCGCGTTTATTCAAAGCCTATTAACGTCAGTTTCTAGTTATGTTACTTTTTACAGCGTACCATTGACTGGTGCGACGATCCCTGACAATGGCGCAACTTATAACAAGTGGTACATTATCCAGCCAGTCGGGACCATTGCCGCGTTAACAGTGACTTTTCCTGCATACGGTGTGGCGATTGACGGCCAGAAAATAGCCCTAGTTTCAACGCAAACAATAACAGCCTTGACGTTAAGCTCGTTAGGTTCAACAGTGATCGGAGCTAACGCGGGATTAAGCCCAACGACCCCGATTAATTTTAAATACAACCAACCGCTTAACGTTTGGTTTAGATTTGGATCATAACCATGAAAACCGGAACAATTTTCCCGAACGGCTCAGCCATAATTGAAATGCAGTTAGGCGAAAGCTTAACAGTTGATGTTATACATACGGGCATAGCTAAAGTTTACAAGATCGGACCGTTAGGGATTAAACAACCTATGTTGTTTAATCCTATTGTGAATAATAGGTTTGTTGTAACTTATCCGACCTCAGATGTAGGTGACGGAACAACAACAATTTTTATTGAATCGGTTGGAGCAATAATTGAATATTCTTCAGCGATTGCCCCGGTTGTAGGAGAAACAATCCCAAAATTGCCAAAATATAGCCCAGTGCCGGCCCTAATAGATGATGCGGTTGGGCGTTGTTATGGGGTTCAACCGTTAACCCCCGGCGTTGGTAATTACATACCCGGCGACATTTTAACGCTTGTGGGGGGTACAGCCTCCCCAGCCGCGAAAGCTATCGTCGTTGAAACAATGGTAGTTAGTGCCACTATTGTGGCCGCGGGATCAGGTGGTACGAATGGATCCACAACGTTAACAGGCACAACCGGGACATTTTCCGAGGCATTTTTATTAACTGTAACGATTGCCGGGGGTATTTGCACTAGCATAGATTCAATAAAGCGGGCAGGGTCGTACAGCGCCAACCCTACGAACGTATTAATTGAGCCAGTGACTAACGCCACATTAACGGGTTGTACGGTTAATGTTGTAATGGGCGTTAAAACTACAAATTTGCAGGATCCAGGTGTTTATTCAGTGGTCCCGGTAGCAGGAACAACCGTAACAGCGACGGGAGGCACGGGATCTGGCGCAACATATAACGCGGTTTTTTATCCCCCTAAGCCTAAAGTGACATTTAACAGCACCAACGCGGGCGGACAGTTTCCAGCGTCAACAATTGCTGGTGGTATTAAGATACCGTTTACGGATGCAGCAAGCATTTTTATTTATGATCGAGCCGGTTACACGTTTAAAAAGACAACAACCGCTTATGACTTTTATCAGGGGCGGGCAAGTGGTTTAGCGTGGCACACAACAATGAGTTTTACTCATGAGGGTACGATGTTTGAAGTTGTTGGTAATGCTAACGATAAGTGGAATTTTTATGTTGATCGAATGGACGGGAAAGGATTTGTTATATTATGCCCGTTATACATCAATATTCCACCGGGGTTAGGTAACGATATTTCATTTATTAAAGTCAATTTTGGAACGCGCGGATTTAGGCGCATTACAGCGGTTGGTTATAACGCTTCGTGTGCGGGGTTGGTGATCGAACCGAATACAACCGTCGGCGCGTTAGATCATACCGTCGATTTTCCCCCATGGGCGTTAATATCCGATTCGTATGGTATACAGCGATGCAACCAATGGTGGGCAGGTCCATATGATGAATTTGTTAGCAATGTACACGGGGTTTTAATCCATGAATCAGCGGTATCAGGTACGGGGTATAATTCCGGCGCACCCGTTTTTATTGACCGTTTACCGAATATCATAGCTTGTAATCCTAAGAATGTTTTGATTGCAGGAAACCTTAACGACGCGATTGGGGCAGCACATACGGCAGCGGTTAAAAACTTTTATGCAACCTTGTTTAGCCAGTTACCTAATGCTGTATATTTGATCGTTGGCGGTTGGACACCTGCAAGTAGTTGGTTAGGCGCGTCCATACCGGATCAGCAAGGAAAAGCGTTAGTTGTTCTTAATGAGTTGAAAAATTATCCGGGGATTAATTGGGTATTTGTTGATCCTACGCGAGGGACCTGCACCAATTCCAGGGGGATTACGTTTAACGTCGGGCCGCCCCAATGGTTTACCGGAACGGGTTGGGTTGGTGCAACAACCGGTAACGGGAACTTTGATTTTTATGGTAACGATTCATCACACCCCAATAGATTAGGTTGCGAATATGCGGGTGCGTTGTTAAGTTTTTCTTTCGTAACATCTCAAAACATGGGTTAATTTATGCAGGTCCCAATATTAAGCGGGGTTTATAGCGATCAGACGGGGGATTATCGGAGTAGTTACCCCGTGAACCTTGTACCAGTGGCACAATCAACGGGGATTAGCGACAGCTATTTACGACCCGCCGAAGGATTGGAACGGATAACAGATACCGTCGGAAATGACCGCGGCGGGATCGTTGTAAATGGTGTTTTATATCGGGTTATTGGTAATAAATTTGCACGGATCAATGCGGACGGTTCAATAGTCTATTTAGGTGTTATACCAGGCGTGGGACAGTGTTCTTTATGTTACAGTTTTGATATTATTGCAATAAGCGCGGTAGGTTTATTGTATTATTTCACGTTAAAAACTAACAGTTTGGCGCAAGTCATAGATCCTTATTTACAGACCTGTTTATATATAAATTGGTTGGACGGTTATTTTATCAGCACAGACGGAGATTATATAATCACATCGAATTTAAGCACACCAACAACATTCAGCCCATTAAATTATGGATCAAGTGAAGTGGTACCGGATTCAATTAACAGCTTGCAAGTTTTAAGAAATCATTTATATGCTATCAACCGCTATTCGATCGAACAATTCCAAAATATTGGCGGGCAATTTTTCCCATTTCAACGCGTTGACGGCGGTTTTATACCCCGGGGCGCGGTGGGTAGTTTTGCCGCTTGCGTGTTTGACGATACCATAGCATTTGTTGGTGGCGGTCAGAATGAAGGAGTTGGTGTGTGGTTGGCAGCTGATTCAAACATGACTAAGATAAGCACAAGGGAGATCGACGTTCAGTTACAACGTTATACTGACGACGAGTTGCAACATATTATCATTGAATCCCGGACCGACAAAAACCATAAATTTTTATATATCCATTTACCCAATGGTTCCTATGTTTACGATGCGGCTGGGAGCGCTGAATTAAGCACCCCAATATGGTTTATTTTAAGATCAACGTTAACCGGTGAGGGTCCATACCAAGCGTTTAATTTTAACTATGCTTACAACGAATGGTTTTGTGGAAATCCGATAGCAAGCGGGTTAAATAAATTGAGATCTGATATCGGCGGGCATTATGGCGCGGCGGTTGGTTGGGAGATCCAAACAGGGATTAGTTATAACGGCGGGCAAGGTGGCATTTTTCACGAAATTGAAATTATGTGCTTAACTGGCCGCGTTGAGAACATGAACGCGGATCCGATGCTATGGACCAATTACAGTAACGACAGCGGCGCAACGTGGAGCAATATTAGAACAAGGCGGGCCGGTAGGTTGGGTCAACGTGAAAAGCGTTTAAACTGGCTACAATGCGGCGTTATGAACGATCGACGGATCCAACGAATAGGCGGAACCAGTGACAGCCATTTGACCATAACCGCTTTAGAAGTCCGAGCCGAGGCATTAATTAATTAATGAAAATTTTAACCCCCTCAAACAGTCAATTATCAACGTTTTTAAACTCTAACGACCTAATAAACCGGTTTATTAATCTGTTTGCAGTTGCCAGGAATGAGCAACAATTAAGCCTTAAAAATATTAAAGTGGTTCCGGTTGACGGGGGTAGTTATGACGTAATAGAGAGCGGGCAAAGTTTATGGTTGGAATTTTCCCCAACGTCAGTAATAACGGGAGGATTCACTGTGACATTGCCAAACGTTGATAATTTAATCGACGGGCAGGAAGTATTTTTAACGACAGTTTACACAATCAACCCTATATTATTATTAAGCCCAGGAGCGGCGTTTAATATGGGTTTTACTTCATTAGCGGCCAACGCGGCCGGGGTGAGGTTTAAGTTTTCCAAAGCAAGCGGAATATGGTACAGAATGTGAAAATCACAAAAAAACAACAAAAAACTTTAAAAAACCATAACCGTGCGTTAACCGTCCAACGCAAAAAAGGGGATAAACTTGAGCGGTTTTTAATTGATAACGTTAAGCCAGAAACTTGCCCGGTTGAGCATTTTTTTACCGATAATAATAACGGTTTAGATATCATGGCGCGGGCATTTACGATCCCGGCCGGTATTGTTATAACCGGCGCGTTATATTCTATTGAATGTTTTTGGTTATTGGCCCGCGGCCGTTTGCGGATCGTTGAGGGGGATTTAACACGCGATATTGAAGCCGGGGAATTGTTAAAAAATTCGGTAGGTACAAAAAACAGCATGTACGCTTATGAAGATAGCACATTGTACGGATTTGTACCGAACCCAACAAACAGCCGCAACCTTGAAAATATTGTTAAAAAAGTAATTAAACAGCCTTATAATGAATTATTAGGTGAACCGGCCAACAAACAAGCGTTAACGTGGGACATTACACATGATTTTACATAAAATTTTAAAACCATTTTTATGGATCCTTACGGGATGCCGCTTTGATTTTTTTGGGATCAGTGCTGGAACCGCTTTAAGCGTTGGGGTAGGTGCGGCCGGTGCGTTGGGTAACGGGTTAGCTAGTTCGAGCGCGGGCAGGGCGGGACAAAAAGCATCATGGGCCGCCTATATGCAACAACTAGCGGCAATGCAGGGAGCTAGTAATGCTAATGAGCGAAATGCGACCGTTACACGGGATCAGAGCCAAGCATATAACCAGTATGCTTACGATCAAACAGGGCAGCTACAAGGGCAAATGTACGGGACCGCCCTGGAAGGAAACAATCAGGATTCTAATTACTGGAATCAAGCTAATGCCCAGGGCTTGCAGTATGGAACCGACGCAATAAACCAAAGTTACAAGGCATTAATGGGCGGCGCTGGTGGATCGCGCGACGCGTTGAATAATGCCATAAATCAATCGTACGGCGAACAAATGAACGCGGCCGGTGGATCACGCGACGCGTTGAATAGTGGGGCAACCGGCGCATATAATGCTCAAATGGGTGCGGCAACCGCCAGAGATGCCAATTACAACGCGGCGTTTAAAGGTATACAGGGTTATTTTGATCCGTACATGCAAGCCGGAACCGGCGCATTGAGTAGTCAACAAGCTCTAATGGGTTTAAGCGGTAAAGCAGCCCAGGATGCCGCTTTTACAGGGTTACAGAATGGCCAATATGCAGCGTTGGCTAAACAAGGCGAGAATAGTCTATTGCAGAATGCAGCGGCAACAGGCGGGGTGCGGGGCGGCAATACAGCGGCCGCGTTGGCCCAATTCAGACCGGCCATGATGCAAAACATAATTGACAAGCAAACGGCGAACCTTGCTGGTATGTCTAATCAAGGTTTAAGCGCGTCCAATTCATTGGCTGGTTACAGGTCCGATTTAGGAAACCAGTTAGCGGGGGTTAATGCGGATAGGGGTAATTTTGGCGCAACTTATAAAACAGCGTTAGGAAATAACAACAGCAATTATGCGTTAAGGGTCGGCGATTTAGGCTCGGCAAAATATACCGGGATCGGTAAAAATAACAGCGATTATAACTTAAGGGCAGGAGATTTAGGATCACAAAAAGCAACACAATTTGGCGGTTTAAAAACAGCCAATGCGAATCGTACCGCTGAAATAGGTAGCCAATGGATCAAAAATCAAACAGCGTTAACCAATCAAAATTACTCTAATCAATTAAACAATTATCTATCATACATTAACGGCAACCGTCAGAACGCTATTGATTACAGCAGCGGGACCAACGGTTATCAAGCTCAGTTAATGCAACAATTAGGGCAAGCCGGCGCAAACCAAGCGCAACAAGCGGGAGGTTATAACCAATCGAGCGCGTTGGGTTGGGGCAATGCGTTAGGTCAAGGTTTAGGCGCGTTATCTGGTTTATTTGGTGGTGGTTCGGGCGGAGGTGGTGGTTCGGGCGGAAGTTCAGGTAGTTGGGGCGTACCGAGCGGGTACGGATCAGGCGGTTATGGTTTTGCAGGATTACATTAAAAATTAACGAGGTTAAAATATTATGGCGAATTTAATACCAGGCGTTAGCCAAGGTTCGGACAGCACAGTGAGCAATGTGAATATAGGCGCACCAGGTTTAACTACCACAGCTAAACCGCTAAACAACAATGTAAGCGGGAACGGTGTGCCATTACCAGCGATTAAGCAACCGTTAACAGGTGGGCAAGTTACCGGGGGACCTACCCCCATACCAGGTGCCGGACTACCTGGTACACAGTTACCACTTGCGCAGAAACCTGCAACACAGTTGCCGGCTTATACGATCCCACGGCCCCCAAATGTATTCCAGGGACAGGCAAATAACTGGCGTACTAGTTATCATCCATTAGTGGCGGAAGCATTACAAAACGGGCAACAATTACACCCGGCGTTGTTGCACCCAACCGTTAATGATGCAATGCTCGCTAACCAACCGCTGCACCCCGCGATTGTTCAAGCGATCCAGACGGGGCAACAATTACACCCTGATATTGTTCACACATTACAGCAAAGCATAAGCGGACCAGCAGCGCAACCGTTGAACGGATCCCCCGGTTATGGTAACCAGGGACGCGGTTTTGAGGGTGGACAGGCGACCGGACAACCGATGCAAACTTACGGAAATAACACGCCCCGCCCCCTTTATTATGGTCCCGGTTATGGTAATCAGGGAAGAGGTAATGAGGGCGGCGGGCTTTTTCAAGGCGGACCGCAACCAGCACAGACGCCTAATGTTTTTCAAGGTGGACCGCAACCAGTAGCGAACGGGTACAACTTCAAAGGTTTATAAAAAATGAGCGATTTATTAGACCCTAGTACGATTATAGCGAACAGCCTACAAAACCCTTTTAAAATGGGGTTTGATAACGTTAACGCGGTACGGGATAGCATAGAGGAACGGGATAAACTAGCACAACGCGACGCGGATTTACAAGCCTTGAGCGAAAATCATAGCCCTAAACAAATTTTAAACTTAGTTTTGAAATATCCCGAGTTGAGCGGGCATATAAAAACAGCTTTCGAGGGGTTTGATACTAACGAGCAAAAGCGGCGCGTTGATGCTACCATTCCAATTTATAGCGCGGCGTTGGCGGGTAGAATGGACGTGGCCAAAAAGATGCTAGAAAAACAAGCGTTAGCATTAGAGAATAGTAACGGCGATCCAGAAGAAGTAGCGCGGTTGCGTGATTTTGCAGCCATGGCAACCGAGGATCCAGAGAGTTTTAAAAATTATGCTGGAATGAGTTTAGCTCATGGTATGGGCGCGGATAATTTTGGTAAAACGTGGCTGGATCAGACGAAAGCGGAAAACGTTAACCAATTGACCCCTTATCAAATTTACTCAGAAACCGCCAAGGGTAAAAAAGATGTAGCAGACGCGGCAACAAAAGAGGCGGTATTACCATTTGCAGCAGATACAGCAGCGGCCGAATTACAAAACAAACAGTACGCGTTAACCGATACGAAAGCAGATAATGAGGTTAACGCGTTAAATGCGGCCGTCGGTGTTCAAACTAACACGTTAAAACAACGTGAATTAAATCAGAATTTAAGCATTAAGGAGCAGGAACGGCAACAAAAGCAATTAGACGGGGCGCAAGCGTACGAAACCGCAAACAGTACAATCGAGGGTGTTAAAAGTAGGTTAATGGACGCGTTAAGCGATCCAGCGTTAAAAGCGTCGCCATGGCAACGAAAGTTATTTAACGGGGTCCCGGGATCCCCTTATAAAACTTTTGACCAAAAGCTTGCGACTATTCAAACAATGAACCTAATTCCAACATTGGCAGCGGCAAAAGCGGCGGGGTGGACAGGTTCAATGTCAGACAAGGATATGGAACTGCTAAAGAGCGAACTTGACAGTTTAGATACGGCCCTAGATTCAAAAGAACTAGAGAAACATTTAACCAAAATCCATACAGTGTTAAGCGTAGCGCAAAAACGAAGCGCGAAATATGCGAAAAAATCCGAGCAATTAGGAATGTTGCCGGCCGGAACCGTAGAACCAACCGCCCCGGATAATAACGCTATAATGAGCATATTGATACAGAACGGCGCAACCCCCCAGGAAGCGGCCGAATTTTTACAAAGCAGAGGTCGTTAAATGGATGCCCCTAAAAGTTACAAGGATCCGATTTATAATCTAATTGACCAGCAAGTAGAAAGTCGCGTCGGTTTGCCGGCGGGTTTATTGTCTAGCGTTCGGTTACATGGGGAACGATCAAACGCGGATCAGGTTAGCAGCGAGGGGGCGCGTTCGGTTTATCAAATTATCCCGAAAACCAGGAAATCGGTGTTAAAAAAGTACGGTATTGATGCTTATTTAAGCCCTCATAATGCAGCGATGACAGCCGCGTTATTATTAAAGGAAGCGCAAGACAGGAACGGTGGTAACCCGGCCGAAGCGGTTGCAGAGTACGTTGGCGGCACAGATCGAAAAAACCATGGACCAGTGACTAAAAGTTATGTTAATCGGGTAATGTCAGCATTAAACCCGATCGTAACCGCTAACGCGGCCGAACGTCCCGAGATCGACCCGGCGAAAATATTAGCTGACTTCCAAAGCTGGAAAGCAGCGAAGCAACCCGAACAGGTACAACCCGAGCAAGCGCCAGCGATCCCCCAACCGGATCAGGGCGGCAGCGATCCCAACGACCCGGCGAAAATATTAGCAGACTTTCAAGCATGGAAAGCGGCGAAGCAACCGCCCCAACCAGCCAAAGAAACCGCTATAGGTAACCCGTTAACCTTAAACCCATATCAGGCGTTAAGTATGGGCGCGGGCGTTATCAATAACGCGTTAAGCCCCCAGGATGACCAACCAGCGGCCGAAGGTGATCGGATCGGGCAGCGTATGGCGCGAGATATCACCGACATTGGACAGGGGGTTATAAATACAGTAAGTCATCCGTTAGATACGGCCGCTAATTTGGCCGGGGTTATTCGTGGCGGTATGCAGTCAGCTTTACCGGATTCAGTTACTAACGCATTAATAAAACAAGGTATAACCCCCGACGCGCGGCCGCAGTTCCAAGCCATGGCGCAAGATTTAAAAAACAGTTATGGATCCCCGGAAGCGATCCTAAAAACGGCGCATGATCGGCCAGTAAGTACAGCTTTAAACATTTTAGGGTTAGCCGGGGGAATGAAATCCTTACTTAATGCAGCCCCGCGCGAAGTTGCTACAGTTGCCCCCGCGGTTGATTCATGGACCGCACCCGGCACAGCGTTAGAGAGAACTGCGGCGGTTAACGCCAACAACGCGGCCAGGAACGCAAGCGCGGCCGGTGCGAGTTTAAGCGAACAGGCCGCGGCAAGCGGTATAAATCCAGAAATAACCAAAATAATCCAAGCCGGCGAACAAAATAACTTATTGAACGAAACCGCGACGGTCCGCCATATGGCGGCACATAGTTTACCAGTTCCGATAGAGTTAACCGAGGGGCAAGCGTTAGACGATGCCGCACGCATGTCAATTGAAAAGAACAGCCGGGCAAAATACCCGCAGATAGGGGAGCGTTTAGACCAACAAGACGCGGGTTTACATGCTAATTTAGACGCTATTCACGAGCGAGCCGCCCCGGATATATTCGGGGGTTCCCATATTGACGATGGCCAGGGAGTAATTGATGGTTATAAATTATTAGATAACGATTTAAAAACAGATATTCGAGGTAAATATAAAGCATTAGCCGACGCGAACGGAGGAGCATTGCCAATTGACACAAACCAATTTATTGGGGCCGCAAGTCAAGAGTTAACCCGAACAATGCGGGGCGCATTTTTACCGAGTAAATTAAAAAAGGTTTTAGTTAATTTACAAGAAAACGGGGTTATGAGTTTCGAACAGTTTGAGAACTTACGAACGATTTTAGCGAGTGAAGCCCGCAAACTTGAAATAAAAGGGGATGGCACAGCTTTGCACGCGGTTAGAATAGTACGGGACGCATTAGAGAACGCGCCATTATTACCTGGAGCAACCCAGGATATGAAAAGTTTAGCAGATACCGCCAGGGCGGCCGCAAAAAACCGTTTTAGCATGTTAGAGAGGGATCCGGCGTATAAGGCGGCGGTTAACGATAAGGTTGCGGCCGATGATTTTATCCAAAAATTTGTTATTAACGGTAAGCGTAAAAATTTAGAAACCATGGTTGAACATTTAGCCGACGACCCGTTAGCCATTCAATCAATGAACAGCGGTGTAATGCGGGCATTAAAAAAAGCGGCGTTTAGTAAAAATGGATTCAAGGCCGACACCTACAGAAAAGCATTGAATCATTTAGAACCCAGGTTACAGTCTATTATGAACCCGGAGGACTTGAACGACTTGGGTAAAGTGGCCGACGTTGGCGATTGGATAAAGGCACAAAAATCCAGCGGATATGTTAATAATTCAAATACATTCACGGCATCATTAGGTGATAAAATAAACAAAGGATTGACTCATATCCCAGGGATCGGCCCCGTCGTAGAAATGGGACTTGACGCAAGGTTGCGGGCGATTGAAGAACAATCTATAAACAACGCGTTAAAACCCGGCGCGGGGATCATTAACAATTACGGATTATAAAATCATGTCACAAGCTATATTAAACCCTTTTACACCTTATTTAGGGGCCGACGGCCAACCGCTACAGAACGGTAAGTTATACGTTGGGGTTGCGGGTAACATTGCCGAAACCGCACCATTGACAGTTTATTGGGATCGAGCGTTAACCCAACCAGCGGCGCAACCCTTAACATTGCAGAACGGGTTTATAACATTTGCAGGCGGGCCCTCGAATGTGTTTTTTAGCGCAAGTGATTACAGTTTAACTTTAAAAGATCACAATGATGTTAATGTTTTTAGTATTTTATCGGCCCAGGCGGGAGGGTTTACGGATCAAGTTGTGACCGTCCCAACAATCCCAGTCAGCAATGATAATTTAATACAAAACTCTAATTTTGAATATAATCAGTTGGGCGTTAGTGGAACGGTGACATTGTCAGCTAACCAAGCCGGCCATGATTGGTGGTATGCGGGATCGGGCGGCTGTACTTATACATTTACGACCAGTCTTGGCGTAACTACTGTTACAATAGTTTCCGGTACGCTTTACACCCAGGTTCCAGGTTTTAGGGCATTTAGCCAAACTTATTGGCTAAGTTGGAATGGAACTGCACAAGGTCGCGTTGGTGCAGGAGTTTATGGAACACCTAGAGCGGTTACTTTAGTCGGTGGGGTAACAATCAATATTGAGTTCTCAGCGGGGACGTTGAGTCAGGTCCAGTTAATTGTATCTAGTTCGACTATAGCTTGGAAGTCTGGTAACAACATATATCGGGCAGAAATGGGAATACAATCGAGCAACCGTAATCTGATTATAAATAGCGGTTTCACGGTTAATCAGGGCGGCCTAAATATGGTCGGAGCGGCCGTAACATTGGGAGCTACAGCGGTTGCAAACGACGTGTGGCGTGCGGGAGCGGCCGGTGTAACGTATCAAATTATCCCAAGTTTATCACTATCGAGGAACGGAATAAACATAACAGCGGGATCCTTAACACAAACAGTTGAATCATGGGAGGAAATTAAAATAAGCGGGAATTATGTACTATCATGGAGCGGAACCGCTAGTTGTAAAATTTACGGCACGACATTTACGAATGGTTATGCTTTTATATCCATGAACTATTATACCAACGTGGTTCTTGAATGGTTGCCCGGTACAATGTGGAATCCAACATTGACGCTAGGGGATAACATTGTGCCATATGTGCCAGAATTGCAGGTGGTTGAACTGTTAAGGTGTTATAGGCACAGACAATCTGTAACATTTAGCGAGCAGGTTTATGGATCGGCAGGTATGGATTCAATTCGTTATAGAAATTTGCCCGTACCATTGCGATCAGCAAGCCCAACATTGACAATATTAACAGGGCCGACGTATGTTAACGCGTCAGCTTTTAACGTATTACCTTCCACTCAGTATATTAAAGAGGATTTTATAGTTACCGCTTTAGGGGTTGCTCGTGCAACCGCCACATATATGCTTGATGCGACTATTTAACATTATGAACACTATATTGATTGAACATCTAAAACGATGGGAGGGGTGCAAATTAACCGCCTATCAAGATCAAGGCGGCGTTTGGACGGTGGGCGTAGGTTGCACCGGTCCGGACATTAAAAAGGGCGTTAAATGGACGCAAGAAAAAGCAGATAGCGAACTAAACCGAAGGGCAGCCGAAGCGTTAGCCGATGCCGTCAGGTTATCCCCTATTTTAGAAACCGCGAATGAGTCCCGTCAAGCGGCGGTTGCGTCGTTTATTTTTAATGTTGGGTTAGGAAATCAAAAGCGGATCGGGTATATTTATTCGACTTTTAGAAAAAAAATCGACGCGGGCGATTGGATCGGAGCGGCCGAACAGATTAAAAAATGGAACCGCGTATCCAGTGTTGTTAACAATGGATTAATAAACAGGCGACGGATTGAAGCCCAGTTATTATTAAAAAAGGTTTAATAAATGGATAATTCCATAACGGAGAGCTTTTCGCAATTTGGATTAAACGGGTTAATAATAGGCGCGTTATTTGCATTTATTTATTTCCTAGTCAAGTTACATTCAAGCGAGCGCGCTGAGTGGTTAGCAGCTTACACCGAAGCTACAAAAGTAGCAGATAGCCGACAAGCGGAAACCAATGCTATACTTGCGCGGATAATTGAGCGGCGCGAAAATATAAGATGAGAATAATTTTATCAACGTTTGACAAAAAAGAGGAAAAAATGAGTATATTTTCAGTTTTACAAAAAGGCGTATCTGTAAGTAATCCAACGACATATAAAAAAGTTCAACAAGTGTTAACGCTTGTAGGATCGGCGGGGCCGCTTATAGCGGTTTTTAACCCGACGTTAGCCCAGTATGTTACCCCTGATAATTTGGCGGCGCTAGGTGCGTTCGTTGGTGGGCTTAACATTTACATGACAACCGCAACAACTGACAAAATTGGATTTTAAAATATGAAAAGTAAAACATTAATTATTGCTTTATTGGGTTTTTTGCCATTGGTAGCCATGGCCGGACCTGATTTAATAGTGACAGCAACCGCTTATGATGCACCTACGCAAAAATTTAGCGCGACGTTGAAAAACGTGGGTACGACCGCGATCACGCCAAGCCAAAAAATAAGCGTGCGTTATTATGTTGACGGTGTAGAGCGTTCGTATGGTAGCGTAACGCAAGTATTAGCAGCGGGAGCGTCGGTTAATATTGGAAGCGTCCCCCTGTATACGATCCCGGCAGGAACTTATACCCTTGACACATGGGCAGATCCGACGTTATTAATTGCAGAGGATGACGAAACAAACAACCATTTAGTTGTTGTTGTTGACCGCACCCCGCCAACGTCGGTAATAACAGCACCAACGACCGGATCGACATTATCCGGATCCACTGTAAATTTAGCAGTAACTTCAACGGATGATATCGGGGTCGTTGGCGTACAGTTTAAGCTTGACGGTGTTAACATTGGAGCTGAAGAACATCAGTTACCTTATGCCATTGTTTGGGATTCAACAACCGTAACCGATGGGCCGCACGTATTAACGGCATTAGCTAGAGATGCAGCCGGGAATACTACAACAAGCGCCAATGTTAACGTTACAGTTGATAATACGGTTGCAGTTGATGATTATGCTATTCAAGGTTTTGCCAAAGTTGCGAATGTAACAGGTGGCGCAGGTGGTACAGTTTACACGGTAACAAACGGCGCAAACAGCGGGACTAATTCACTTTATGATTACATTAACCGGGCCGGGGCGCGTACGATCAAGTTTACGCCAGGATTAACGGCCATAATATCAATGCCGCCAGCGTCAGCAACCTCCCCGTTTATGTACTTGCAAAACGGAAATGTTACACTTGACGGTAAAGATGCAGATATAACAATCACAGGAGCGTCGATCAATACCAATGGTAAGTCCAACATTATTATTAAGAACATGACGTTTAAGGATAATATCGCAGACGGCAGCGCGGTTCAGATAGATTGGGGTAGTTATAACGTTTGGGTGGATCATAATACGTTCAGCGGACAGACCTCAGGTAGTACGTCAGGCCAGCCTATTGCAGTATGGAATCATTCAACGACCGGCCTTGATGGATCAACCTCAGAATTAACAGGCGTAACGTTAAGCTGGAACCATTACAAAGCGGTGAATAGCCGAGCGGTGTTAACGGGTAGCGAGTCACATAATACCGGAAACACGGTGGTGTTACCGACCCGGATTAGTTCACATCACAATTGGTATGATAACTGCACATCACGCAACCCAAGGGCGCATAGTAAAGGTTCAACAATTCACGAGTGGAATAACTACGCGTCGGCTAATTGGAGTGAATCCCCTATAGCGATCAGCCAGGGGGCCGCGTATTATGGTCAAGGTAATATATACGAACCGCTTGGTAGCATTAAGCAGATAACAGTTAACCACGATTACTATTACCCAACCGACGTCGGCTTAGGTAATAAATCAGTTGGCACATACTTGTTGAACGGCGCGACAATACCGGATTATGGAACTTTTCCCATGGATCGGATAACGTATACGCCGACGGTTGAAACAGCCGACGCAGTTCTAAAAGCGCGCATCATTGCCGGGGCCGGTGCGAATAAGTAAAAACTAAGTTGTAAAACTAGAAAGGGGCCGTTATGGCCCCTTTTTTATTGCTTAAGATAAATGGTTATACATCCCGATCCCAATGATCGAGAAAATAACCGCGTCAATTATGAATATATACGTCCATACAAGACGTTTTAATTTAGGTGAGGGGGTTGTGTCATAATCGTCGAATAAATCATTATATTTTTTCATCATTAAGCCTTTTATAGTATTTTAGTTTACCGAGTAACCGGCGAAGTTTGTAATAATTATCAAGCCGCTTTTTAGCACCTAATAATCCGAATTTAAAAATAAGCCCGTTCACTTTATCCCGTACCGCTTATCATATTGAGCTTGCAACGCGGCCAACCGTTCAAGGGATTTAGCTTTGATTTTAGCCGCGTTTATGGTTGGGTTTGATTGGGGGCAAGGGCGATCAGTTAACAGGTAAGCGGCCCGAATGATCGGATCCGTACACATGACGATCCGAGCCGCTTCCATATCCCCCAGGTTAGCCAGTAATTGGGCATTTTGGCGCAAGTTGCAAGGATCCGATTCAATAGACCGCCCCAACGAGAACGCGCCACCAGCGAAGCCAGCACCGACGGATACCCCGCCTTGACAGGTTATCAGGGAGCCAGGAATAGCCGGGGCGTAAGCCGTACCAACAGCCCGCGACAGATCGACAGCCGGAGACGCGGCATTATGCCCAAAGTCCTGCACGATAACCGCTCCCGATTGACTACCAGCGGCTGAATTGCTTTGTTGTTCGGCGTGAGCATTACCGAATAGCGATAGAACGATCACAACCGCGACAAAAAAGTATGATCCGAATAAATAAATATGTTTCATGGCGGCGAACCTATTTAATAGGATAAACGACGTGACCTGAAACCTCAGACCCGCCGAACGTGCCGCCAACGAAAGCCCCCGAAGCCCCAGGGATCGCAAAACTTGACCCATAACTACGAGTCGTTGTTATGGTTTGGGACGCGATGCCATGGGGGGTCCTAAACGCGTCGGCGGTTGTTTTTATACCCGCCCCGGCGTTGACCGATACCGACGTATTTGAACCGCCAGCGATATTGGAGCCAACTGAGGACGCGACCCCGAAATCAAACGCGGCGTTATGAGCGTCGGCCGGCGCATAAACAACCGCCAGGGATAACAAAAGACAGACTAACGAGATAATTTTCATTTTAATGCTCCAAAGTTTAAAGTTGAGTTTTTTACTGCGAATTAATTACAACACAGACTGATTATTGAGTAAAACTATTAATTGTTTTAGCGGCGGTGGAAATGTACCAATTATAATTCAGATCAGCCGGTAATGAATCCGGCAATGTCATCAGCGGTCGGCAAGTTTCAGACAGTGAAACCAGATTACCCGCTTTAGTTTGAATATGGCCGGTTGAAGTGGTTGAATAATACCAACGAACGACTTTACCTAGATATTCATAACGGGCCGCCAATGCCGTTAAAAGATCGTTATAGTCGTTTATCCCGTATTGTTCACACAACGACGCGGCCAGCTTTTTAGATGGTTTTTTAGGGATCGGTGGATAGTTTGAGAAATAACCGCCCCCCGGCCCTGTAGCATCCCAGGATCCGGCAACCTTGCGAACCGAAACAAATTGCCGGATATCTTTACAGTTATAAACGGTTAAAGCGATCGGTGTTTGATTAGTTAAATATTCGATGATAGCAATATTAACAATATTGGCCGTCGGTGAGGGCCAGGAACCCCCAACCGGTTCAGGCGGCGCAAAACAGCCTTTTAACTTAACGGATCCGTCGGTTTTAATTGCAATATAATTGTTAACGTCTCGGGAGTAAACGGCGGTGTATTCTGTTTCTTCTATTTCAAAGCCGGTTAATTTTTCCCAATTTTTAATGATATCGTAGACCAGCCACAACATTGCATTATCAACGTTTAACACTATTCCGTCAGTATTTGCCGAAATAACCGAAATCCCACAAAGTTCGAGAGTTTCAATTAACATTAATATTGCTAATTGCCCAGTTAACGTAACTTGTATTAATTCGGTTGGAGCGTAGAAAATAGAATACTTTGAGCCTAATTTACCGAATGTCCCATTAAGCACGATTTTCAACATATCAGCTTGTTTTTTATCGCCGCTATGTTTTGCGGTGATCCTGGTATCACGCCAACCCCTATATATTGGCATAAAATCACCTTTTAATTGGATCGGTTCAATATCATTATTTATCATAATAGCGGGGTAATAACTGGCTACATCAAAATCTTTTAACGACCGCGTATCAGTTTTATGATAACTAACATTAGTTTCTTTTGAGTGTAACCCCCCAATGCCCATTTGATAACAGGTTGATCCGATTTTTAAATCATAATCACTTAACGCTTTAGGAAGATCAACCGCCCCGCTTTTACTTATAACAAAAGGGTTTGTTAATAATTCTAGGATTGGGAGCGAGTGAAATTTAACCCAGTCGGGTGGGCGATAATAAAACTCCAATCCGACTGGGTAACTAGGCGTAGCTGTTTTTTTGTTCAATTCATGTTTGAAAACTGATTCAGCAATTTGAGCATCAGATTTTGACCGGAGATCCATGCCGTATTTATCCCCCATAGCGGCGCGGAGTTTTATTTGAGGTTTGAATTTTTCGTAAGCCTCCCGCGTTATACGTAAATCGTTGTAACAATATTCACGAAGTAAAAAAGTTTCTACAAAATTTAAACGATTTGTCGGGTTAAATGGTAGATCCTGCAATGTTTTAGTATGCAGTTTTCCCCCGTACATTTTCAGGCTATTTTGACCCGGTAGCAATTCGATCAAGTCTATATGATCTAAATTAAAATTATCCTTAATACCCCAGTTTCTTAATAAATCCCAATGGCACACCCCGTACACGATAAGGTCGTCGGATGCCCCTTTCAATTGTTCGTTAGTGCAACCAGCTAGAGCGAGCTTTAATATTGGCAAGTCGTAAGAGATCCCGTTAAAAGATATCAAGGTATATTGTTTAAGGGCAGCAAGTAACCCGACAGTATCCAATGTCTCATTTTCAAAACGTTCAAAATATTGGCCATCGTCAAAAGCACATAAGAAATAATTTGGGTAAACTTCAATATCAAAACATTTTGTTAACGGATAATTTAGCACATCATTTTCCATAATAACCCCTGTAAAAGCGGGCAGGTATCACCCTGCCCTATTAGATTATATCATGAAGCCGGATAACCGTAACGCGTCGTCAGTCCAACCGCTTGCAATGTACTGTTCATAAGTATAAGCAGCGGCGGTCGTCATTTGTTTAGCCGGTGGCGGTGCAGGGTGCGGGGCGGGTGGTGGTGGCGGTGGATCCATTGAAGCGGCGGTTTGGGCTTGCATAGGGGCCGGAGCGTTTACTTGGTGAGTAGTTATAACCGGTGCGGCCGCGACGTTGGGCGGTATAACCAGAGATTCAATGTTAATGGTGTTTACGTCAATAGTGTTAACTATACGGCCGTCAGGATGATAACCAACGAAAACAACCGCCAGCGGGTTAATAAATACCCCCGGCGTATGTGAACGCGCCCCCGGCTTCATGACATTGGCAGCTACGGAAACTTGAACCGCTACAAAATCCCCCGGCATGATAGCATCAGGTTGAGTTAACATTTGGCGTTTGAGATCACATAACAACGGGGCCCATGATTGAGACATTGTTATGATCCAATTACCAGGGTGGCCGTGTTGATCGCATGGCCGTTTTCCGACGGTGTTTGGTATGGTTGAATCCCCATCCTTAATTTTCCAGCTAAAAGCGGGCGTATTGATGACACCAGGATAGGCGGCCGCGCCTATATTCCAGATCATTTGTCCCCATGGCGTTACATTCCAGGGTGTACCGGGGATTTTAGGAATGGCAACCGCAAAAACAAATTTACTTTCTTGTTTTCCAGTGCTATCTAGCCGGGGTTGGTTATTATCATCCGTTTGGAGTTGCGGTGTATACAGTGAACCCCAAAGTAAACGGCCGACGGGTAATAATGCAGTATTATCAGGCATAATTTTATAATCCTATGTTAAAAAGGTAGGTTATTGTCTAAAACGATTTTAGATAAAAGTTTTTTTGTGCTAACGAGTTCGGGAGTTTTTAAGTCCCGTTTACAAAAACCCTCAGTTGGAAATCCTAATTTTTCCGCTTGTGAGGGGGTTATAAGTTTGGTTGATGTTAAGTTGATACCATAAAGCGAAGCGATCGCTAGCAATTCATTTTCACTTTTGGACCAACGTTTGTTTGTATAGGACGGGGTTAACGTGTAACCATTTACTTGCGATCCCGACCGGATTCTATACGAAATGTCCTCAGTTAAGCCCATTTGTAACGCTTTTAATCTTTCGATCCCCTCAGTTATCAACGCCAGCATGAATCCTATTTCAACCCCTTGAAGATCAAAAAAGTTATCATTCGTTAAGTCTAACGCGTTTAATCCTACTTTCAACAACGCATCACAACAATGGGCCGCATGACAGCGGAAACAATGCGAACCGGTGACATACGGGGCATCAGGCGCGTTAGCAATTGCAGCGGCCGTCTTTAAGCGTTCAAAATAGGGCGCAAGTTCAGCTTTAGAAACAACCCAGGAACGAACCGGGCCCGCAAAGTTGTAGTTGCGGGGTTGGATGATCCATAGCGTTATTTTAACGTCGTCGGCATGGTTAGTATTAGACAGAACTCCAGAAGCGTATGTTATTAATTGCCAATTTTCAAAAGCATCAACATAAGCGTGGCCGTATTTATAATCGAAAATGTGAATCTCATTTTTATCTTTTAAAAACACGTAAGCGTCAGGCGATCCCACAACATTCGGGCCAATATTGGGGGCGGTTATTTTACCTTGAATGATAACCTTGTTTAAATCACTTGTTACATTAAAGACTGTTTCACAAAAAAGTTGCGCCCCGTCGATCATATCGGAGTCAGTACAATCTAACGGCCGCCCCGCCAGCATGTTATAAGCAACGTTTTCCGCTTCAATGCCCTCATTAGCATATTTTCTATCATGTTGCGGGATCGTTTGAGATAACAGCCGGACCGAGGCCCCGCAATTAACCCAACGATGAGCGTATGATGGATTAAGATTAGATAACATAACCTTGAGCCTGTAATGTTGATAATACCAAAGGGATCATATCGGGATTTTTAGCAATGTCCGCAACCGTCGAGAAACCAACCGCTACAATTGCCGCGTTAATTATATCAGTTGTTAATGTCCTGGCGCTCATTGCAGCTCCAATTTTACCAATAAATTCCGGGAATGTTGGCGCGTTTACAGCGGGAGCGGACGGTGGTGGCGGCGGTGCGATTGCGACCGGTGGCGGGGCGATATCGGCCGGTAACAGTGCGGCAAGGTTAGGGGGTGGCGGTGCGACCTTTTTTTTATCCTCCCGATTTAATTCAAGTTCACACATGACCAAATCGAAAACAGACGGTTCCAGGTTGCGAAGTTTCCTCCAATTGCCTTCAGCCGTTTTAGCTTTCGAGGTTGAATGTATACGAGCATCCCAGGGGATCCCGTTATTGTCTAATTCAACGTTAACGGGAGCGACCTCGGGGGCAGATTGAACAAGTGGCCCGTCAAGTTGGCCGTCGTCAAGTTGGCCGTCGTCAAGTTGGCCGTCGTCAATAGCGGTTGTAGGTTCAGCGTTTGAAAGTTGAGCGGTAAGTTTTTCGCTTACTGTTTGTTCAGGTTCAATAGCATCAGGAACCGCCCCCGGCACAAGCTTATTATTTTGATGATCCGTTATCATCATCAAAAGAAAACTGTAATCCAATTCTGTTAACGGGGTTTTTACTATGATTTTCATAAAATGCCTTTTGGTTAGTGGTTAGAAAATTTTTTGGTGCGGGTAAATTATAATCATAAATTGACTTTTGAGTCAAACTTTTTTATGATGAACGCAATTAAAAATTTTAACGAGGTGAAAAATGATAAAAATAACACATGAAGTTTTAAACGTGTACAGCATTATATACGAAACAAAAGCGCGGCGCGGTGAGATCGCTTTTATAGGTAGCAAAGAGGAATTAAAACAAGAGATAGACTTTATAATTTACAGCTATTTTTACCCACTTAACATTAAGCCCCGGATAACATTAGGGGGTAAATTATGGAAATGAGAGACTACCAGACGGACGCAATAAATAATGTTAAAGCCGAATGGACTAAAAATAAAAATGTCATCCTGGTAATGCCTTGCCGGTCAGGAAAAACCCACACCTTCGGTCAGATCATAAAAGATGAACTAGGAAGCGTTGTTGTTATCGCACACAGGGGCGAACTATTAACACAAATAAGCCAAACATTGGGTAAGCGTGAAATCATTCACAAAATAATTGGATCGGCCGGGACTATCAAAGAATGTGCGCGTGCGTCGTTAATCAGTTACGGAAAAAACTATATTGATCCAACTGCGCACGTAATAGTTGCAAGCGTTGACACACTAATAAAAACAGATCCCGGCGAACAATGGTTAAAAGCGGTAAAGTTATGGGTTGTTGATGAAGCCCATCACATCACGGCGCACGAATACGACGACGAAACCGGCAAGACTATCAAGGGTAACAAGTGGGGAGCGGTTATTAATCTTTTTCCCAATGCCAGAGGTTTAGGTGTTACCGCAACTCCAACGCGTTCGGACGGAAAAGGATTAGGCGTAGAATCGGATGGAGTATTCAATTCAATAGTTATAGGGGTTAAAAATGCAGAGTTGGAATCCCGCGGGTTTATCGCCCCCTATCGGATTTATGCCCCGCGATCATATATTGACCTGTCGAACGTAACAACAGGAGCCGGGGGAGATTATGTCCAGGCGAAGTTAAACAAGGCCGTTCATGAGTCCAAGATAACCGGAGACGTTGTAACGCATTATTTAAAATTGATCCCGAATAAAACCGCCATGGTGTTTTGCGTTGACGTTGAAGCCGCAACCGAACAGGCAGCCGCGTTTAATACAGCAGGGGTCCCGGCCATGGCGGCCAGTGCTAAAACGCCAGCGATTGAACGTATAAACTTAAAAAGGAAGTTTGACGCGGGGTTGATTAAAGTTATTTGCAATGTTGACTTATACGGCGAGGGCGTTGACGTGCCAAGCCTTGAAGCGGTTATATTGGCCAGGCCGTCAAAAAGTTTCCCCTTAGTGGTCCAGCAATTCAGCAGGGCATTGACATATTATCCTAATAAAACCGCTTTAATAATCGACCACGTTGGAAACATCGAGCAACATTCTAGGGATTGGATCAAATATATAGTTCGGGGTGAATGGACCTTAAACCCGGCCGATAAAAAATCACGATCCAGCATATTACCGCCAACCGTTAGAACCTGCCCCCTATGTTTTGGCGTTTATCCCCGCGATCAGGGAATCCTATGCCCCTATTGTAACGAACGGCCCCCGGTAGCAATGAGAAAAACAATTGAGCAGGTTGAGGGGGATTTGTTCGAGTTGGCCCCGGAAACCTTGCAAGCGTTACAGGGTAAAGTTACACAAAATGAAAAGGATTACCCGACACCTTACAACGCAACCCGTCCCATAATATCCAGTTTACAGAGGTTATCCTGCGAAAAACGGGAAGTATTACACGGATTAAGGAAAGCAATAGGGGATTGGTACAGGGCCAGCGGTTTGGACGTACCAACCGCGCAGCGAATTTTTTATTTAACGTTTGGTTATGATGTTTTGACCGTTCAAACTTTAGACAAAAATGAAATGATTTTAATTACCGAGGCTATACAAAATGAAATTGAAAAGTGAATATGAAGTGAGTGAAGCGCTACGGGTAGCGGCCAGCGTTAAAGGGTGGCGGTTATGGCGTAACAACGTGGGCGCGGGCGTTTTAAACAATGGTAAGTTTATCAGATGGGGATTGGCAAACAGTTCGGCCATGGAAAACGCGCACGTTAAAAGCGCGGATTTAATCGGGATCAGGCCGGTATTGATAACCGCGGATATGATCGGGCAAACAATAGGGCAGTTTGTAAGCATTGAAACTAAAAAAGAGGGTTGGGTTTTTAACGACGACTTACCGCATGAAATAGCGCAAAACACATGGCGCGAGTTAATTAAATCTTTGGGCGGTTTAGCCATATTTTCAACAGGGGAGATACAATGAGCGCAAAACGTAAGAATGATTTAATCAAGGCGACGATTGAAGCGATCAAAGAGCAAGGTATTAACAAGGTAACCAGGGCCGACGTTACAAATAAAACAGCTTGCTCCCCGGCGTTGATTAATTATTATTTTGGATCGTTTGAAAAATTAATTGATCGGGCCGCGTGGCAAGGCGTAGAAGATCGGGATTATAAATTCATTCTGCAATTGTTAACAATTAATCATGAAGCGGCCGCGGATTATGTGATAATAGTAACCCCGAACAAATAAAAAAAAAGGCCGGTTGTTTAGTCCGGCCATTGAGACAACTAACATAGGCAATGTTTGTTATGAATAATCATACAGCAAAAATCACTTTTTTAAAAAATATTTTCAAGCCGTCCGATTTTGAAACGATCCCATTATCCAGAGCCTTGAATGAAATCAGATTAGGAACCTATCGGGATCAGATCAACCAGATTAGAACCATAAAACAGCTTGACCCGACGTTATACAAAGAGGAAAAGGGAAAACTTCCTGCTTGGGCGTTTAGCGGATCATTTTCCGGATCGGTTAATAATTCCGGTTTTGTCGAGTCTAGCGGATTGATGACGATTGATATTGATACCGGGGATATTTTCAAGGCGAGGGAGATCTTGAAAATGTTGCCGTTTACCTATGCAGTTTTCACGAGTCCGAGCGGTGAGGGGTTAAAGGTATTAATCCGGATCAATGCGGACCACGTTAAAAACGACGACGATAACAAGCATTTGTTTAATGAGGTTAAGGCGTATATTGAATCGTTTGGGATCGTTGTAGACGGATCAGGCTGCGACGTTAGGCGGGTTTGTTTTGTGTCGTATGATCCCGATATATGGATCAATGAAACCGCGTCAATTATCCCGGTGACACCCCGAAAAGCTCAACCAGTGGTGAACGTACCAGCCCCGGCAATGCTAAGCATAGCAACCCATAATCAGGCGATAGTGGACCGTTTAGTATACATGCTTAAGCACGTGCCGGCGGGATCAATACATAAGCAAGGGAGGGTTAAATTATCGTTGGCCATGGGCGGGTACATTGCCGGGGGACAGGTCGATAATGAAATCGGACGTGCGGCCATGTTACAAGCCAGTCATGATATAAACGACTTTTATAACGACGGTCCCCAGGTTCGAGCAACCGCCCACAATACCGTTAAAAGTTTCATTGATAAAGGTTTAAATAAGCCTATTTTTAGCTTGTTTACCGGCGAAATCGTTTTACCTGATTCAGAGTATTACACCCACGGATCCGTAGCGCCAGCGCCCCCAATGCCCACGAGCATTACCGCCCCGCCCCCGCCCCCTCATTTGGTTAAAAAGTTGGCAGGTAATATTGCTGAACTATTACCAGAGGATCACATATTGAGAAAAATGACTGATATTATTAGTTATGAAACATGGTTACCTAGTAACACGGTTTTTATGGTTGGCGCGGCCATCGTTGGCAGCATGTTAACGCGATCCTATAAGGTAGCCTATAAAAACGGTTATACGATCCCGACGGGGTTATATGTGATCGCGGAGCAACCGCCAGCAACAAGTAAAACGTGGTGTGTTAGGGAATGGCAAGCGCCATTTTTCAAGATTGCCGACGCAATTAAAAACAGTTTAATGAGTGAGCAGGATTATTTTAGACAGTTGAAAGATTTAGATACGGTTTTTACAGACGAACAGCGCCAAAGTATAGCCAGCATTGACAAGCGGTTGAGTATCCTTAAAAGTTTGTTTATTACCAATGCGACCCCGGAAGCCATGGAAAATAGTTTAACCGCGTCGGATGGATTTTTCAGTGCGGTATCATCCGAACAGGGTTTGTTTAATTCGTTATTAGGTGGATCATACGGAAAGGACCGCGTTAACAATAACGATATCCTACTAAATGGGTTTGACGGTGGCCGGGTTGCAAGTATGAGGTTGAATAGGGCTGGTTATTTTGGTCAAGTATTAGGTGGCGTTTGTTGTTTTGCTCAGGATGGGAGTGTTAAGACGGTTTTAGACGCCAGTGGTGGAACGGGGCTTAGTGAGCGATTCATTATGTTAGCTGAGCCGAATAACTTGGGGACCAGGGATCACAACAGGGTTAATGATGCCTACGAACAGAACCAAGCAATAAAGAATAACTATTCGGTGTTATGCCGGTTTTTTAACGACTATTTAAACGGCCCGGAAACATTCGACAATATTAAAACGTTGAAGATAAGCGCGGCCGGTTGGCGGTTGATTGCGGACTATAAAAATGAAATAGAACCCAAGATTGCCGACGGCGGGATTTATTCACATATCAACTTGAGGGGCGCGGCTGGTAAGTCAGATATTCAGATAATGAAAATATCGAGCATACTGCACGCAATGAGCGAACCAGGAAACCTGTTAATAAATGATTCTTACGTGAGTATTGCTATAAAGATCGTTGATTTATTAATCCAGTCGAATTTATCCTTATGCGAGGATAAGGAAATAATCGGAAAAACATCAGAGGAGAACGCGGTTATTGGAATATTTGAACGGGATAACCGGCCGAAACATGAGTTAACATTAGTTCAAATGTTAACTAAAAATAAACCTTTTAAAGATTTAACAGCGAATAAATCAAAACATATCCGGGAAGTTTTGACTAATATGGTATTTGCAGGGATTATAAAATTACAGATCGACCCGACCGGGAAGCGGTTTTATAATTTATAGATCGGTTTTATAAATTACAGCCCCCTTGATTGGGGGTTTTTTATGGCGGTTATAATATAAACAGCTCTATAAATTATAACTCGATATCAATTAAAGGGGTTATAAATTATAAAACCGATCTATAAATTATAACCCGATTTCAATTAAGTAGGGGTTACTTAATTTAAGTAGAAGAAAAATTATCTAACTCATTGATATCTAATAATAATATAATAAAAAGTACACTAAGTAGACTTTTCAAACATGAGCGGGCCCGAACCCCTACC